AGCAGGATATGATGAACCACAAAAGATTGTTACAGGTTTACAGTTGTTACAAGCAGGTATTATTGATACACAGACATTACAAGAAAACCTTGATGGCTTAGATAATATTGTCAGAGTAAACGAAAGAATTACAAAAGAAAAAGCAGAGAAAGTTTTATTTGATTCTTTACTGGCACAAGCACAACAAGGTGATCCAAAAGCTACTATGGCTGTAATACAGATCAGGAAAAATCCTGATGATATGAGTACAATACTTGACAAGTTTTACACAGCAGAAGATCCAGAAATACCAGAACAAGAGCAAGAATTGCTTGGAGGAGCTTCCCTACCACCACAGGGTGCTCCACCAGGCATAGCACAATTACTACAAGGTATGGGTGGATAATGTCAATTAATAAAAAATTTGCAGATATAGTATTCAATTTACTTGATGATGTTGATGAGATTGGTGATGACATAATCTTAGAATCAGAATTATACGAACCAAAACTTAGATTTTCTCCATTCTCACCTATAGATTTACCACAAGGTTATATGATTATTAGTCAAACGTTTATATACGAAGAACAGGATGAAGAAGATGGCAACGAGAAGTCCGAGTAACAGAGGTATAACTAGGAGAAATAGTAATTTACCTCCTGCTGCAAGAAATACGCAAGATACGACACAAGCTGTTCGTAGAATGCCAGGTGTTTCTTATGGAGATCAAAAAGATTTAACAGAACAACAACAAGCTGCACCTTTGCCAAAAGATACATTACCACAAGCACAACCAAGACAAAGTAGACAAATGTCAAACATTGATGTTTTTGGACCGACACAGGATAATGTAAATGATTTACTTTATCAAATGTATGCACTTACAGGTGATACAGCATTATTACAGTTGGTGGATTTTGACTAATGGTAATTAAGAATTTTGGTTATGATGATGATTTATTTGATGACAATTATCAAGAAACTTTAAAAACCAAAAAAGATATATCACCTGTTGTATCACAAGAAGAAGCTGATAGAGCTGCAAAAATAGCAAATACTTATCCTAACTTACCAGGAAGTGTTATTGCTGCAGCAGCTAAATTAGGATTGCCTTTTACTGACAACAGATTAAATAACATAGCACAAAAAATAGAAACACAAAGAGAAACAGCATTTAGTAAAATTAAAAGATTTGTAGGAGAAAATCCATTAGCACAAGAAGTAAAGAACAATAAATTTTTTCAAGTTGCAGGAAGTCCAATAGACAATGTAATCAAGCCAACTGTCAGAGGTGCTGTTACTGGTTTAGTAGATATCTATGAAGCTATATTTCCTGCTCTTGCTAGAGCAGAAGAATTACAAGATCAAAACCCAAGTATGTCTTTTGGAGATGCTTATAAACAAGCAGTTAAAGGAACACTAAGAACACCAAAAATATTAGAAGCTATTAGGTCTGGAGAAAATTTTGATTTAGGTAGAGGTTGGTTAAAATTATCTACTGATCCATCAGAAACTCCAGAGTACAAAAAATTAGTTGCTGCTGGTTACGATCCAATACAAGCAAGAGAATATGTTTTAAATAATGTTTTAGGCACACAAGTAGATGTAGAAGCTAGAGAAACAGCAGAAAACATTGTGCAATTTCAAGGTGAACTTGGTAAAGAATTTAAAAATGCAGGACTTAATCCATCTGTTTCTCCAGGTCGTAAAGTATTTCAAGAATTAGGTTTATATGAATTATACGAACCAGGAACTAAACAAGCACAGTTTGCAACTGGTGCATTAGATTTTGGATTTCAAATATTATCACCAGAGAATTATGCAACTTTTGGTATAGGTAAAGCTAGACAAGCTAAACGTTTATTTCAAACAACAGAAGTATTAAATGATGCAGGTGTAATAACTAAAGGATTAAGATCAACATTTCACGGACCAACTTTACAACAATATTTATCTGGAAAAAAAGGAAAAGAATTTAAACAGTTATTATTTGAAAATGCAGATAATCCTTTTGAAATAATAACTCGTACAAAACAATCTATTACAGATGCTAATTTTTTTGCTGACTTAAAAAAAACTATTGCAGATAATAATTTAACAAAATACGATAAAAAAGCAGAAGATGTATTAGACACATTTTTACAAGAAAAAGTTATAAAAGAAGGTATAGATAAAGCAGATGGTGTTGGATCTGCAAGATTAATTGATGCAAGTAATATGTATGTACCAGAAGTAATAAGAGGTAATGGATTACAAAAAAAATTAAAATTATATTTTGCTCCTGCTTTTGGAAAACTAATAGATGCTAATGAACCAACAGATGCTTTGTTAAACTTATACAGATTTTCTTTGCAATCTAAATCATTCTTAAAACAAACTGAACAAGGTACAACTCTAGCAAATAAACTTTTGAACGAAAGCATAGATGCTTTTGGTCAAGGAGGGGATATTGGTGCAAGTCTTAATAAAGTTGTAGCAAATTGGTTAGAAGGAGATTTTTACAAAGCATTAATAGATGCTGGTGTAAAAGAATCTGTAGCAAAAGAAGCTACTAAAATTACAAGAAAATTTAGTGATGATGCAGAAATAGCTTCTGATATGAACAAAGGTATTTATGGTATGGAAAGTAATGGTAAAAACTTTCCTATTAATGAAATAATGAAAGCTAATGGTATTGATTTATCTGATGATGTATCAAGAGCTTTGTTTAGTTCACAAATAAACAATACAATATATTTACCAGATTTAAACAAAGTTATAAAAGCATCTAACCAAATGACAAAAAATTTACAGGGTAATATGGGAAAACTTGTTGATCAAATAGGTGGTGATAAATCAGAATCTTTTATAAGATTTTTAGATTGGTATAACTCTGATATTTTTAAACCTTTAGCATTATTAAAACCAGCTTGGACTGTAAAAGTTATTGGTGAAGAACAGTTAAGGTTAGTTTCATCAGGATTAACTTTTGGTCCATTAGCACCTATACAACTTATTGCTAGAGTTTTTGGTAGAAGCGTAGGTGCAGAAAGTGGTGGAAAATTAAGAAAAGGTGTTGATCCTTTATTACCAGGTGAAATGGCTAGTGGTAATTGGGCATCTGATCTCGCACACTCTGATGCTTTGACAGGTATTAATAATATTAGAACATCAAGAAGGCAAGTTGTTAATCCTGGTCGTTGGGGTAAATTTGTTAAAGGACAAGATGGTTACAACGAAGCTGTAGTTAGAACTGTTTACCAAATGATAAATGATGATGTTGCTGTAGATATAGCAAAAATAGAAGCAAGTAATTTAACACCATTACAAAAACAAACAGAATATAGAAAATTATCTGACAGTTTAAAAAACGGAGATAAAAGAGCTAGATTAGAAAAAGTTGTAGGAGAACCATCACATCCTTTTAATAAAGCATTGGAATCAGAAGAAATAGCATTAGAGTATGTTTATTATTTAAGAGCAACTTTACAACAAGCACTTGGTGGAAAAGTAGTTGCAGATGAAGCAGTCAGTGCATTGAATTGGGTGCAAGAATCAGCAAATATAAGTTTGTTAGATATGATTGCAAGTAAAGGTGAATTTATAACAACTAATGGTAATAAGTTAAATTTTACTAAAGCTGCAGCAATAGCAAGATCAAAAGCTAAAGCAGAAAAAATAAAAAAGAAATTAGGGCAAAAAGAATTTGATGAATTAGCAGAGGATTATATTGCAGGAAAAATATCAGATGAAGATTTAAAACTTATATCTCCACTGTTTGCAGAAGCACAAGATGATATAGTTAGAAGTTTTATAGGAACATTTGGTAATGATTTACCTGAACTAACTAGAGGATTTATAGCACCAAGATTTGAAAAAACAGGATTGTATGATAAAACTATAAATAATTTATTTAATGTTCTTATGTCGCAACAGACAAATAAACTATCACGTTCTCCAGCTTTTAGAAGATTGTATTGGAAACGTGTATCAGAAACAATAGAATTTTTAGGTAAAGAAGCAAAAGATACAGTAGTTGCAGATGCAAATAAAGCATTAAAAGAATTTACTAAGTTTGATCCTAAACTGCAAAGTTATTTAAATAAAATAAATAAAGCTGGATATTCAGGACCAAAAGAAGCAATTACAGATGTTGCATTGTATGACAAAATGGTAGCTGCAGATGCTCTTACACAAACTAAAAAATTGTTGTATGACATATCAGAAAGAACTGTTGTTGGAGATTCTTTAAGATTTGCATTTCCTTTCTTAGAAGCATATCTTGAAATATTTAAAACTTGGTCAGACATAACAAACAAAGCTGGTGGTAAAAACTTAATTAACCTTAATAAATTAGTTCAAAGTGGTAGCGAACCTAATCCATTAGCTGATCCAACAGGACAAAGAGGATTCTTTTATACTAATCCTGTAAACGGAGAAGAAGTTTTTGCATATCCTGGAACTGGATTCC